GATTGTGGTCAACCGTTGTAAACAGATTACCGATTTTAATATCGGCTATCTGTTGTCCTCGTCCATTCAGTATGTCGATGCCACGGCGAACGACAAGGATGAGGAAGTTGACAACAACGACCTGAACCAACTCAACACATGGATGCGGCTGAGCAACAAGGACAGACACGACATTACGCTTGCCAGATGGCAGTCTATCGGCGGCACGGCTCACCGTATGGCTCTTCCCAAAGGCGATGGAGAGCGGCTTGATGAAAAAGACCCACCGTTCAACGTCTATGACCTGGACCCGCGTTATACCTTTGTGGTGTATTCGTCTAGGCTCGGACACAAGCGGATGCTTGGGGTTACTTATGTTACCTTGGAAGATGAAACGGTGCTGTATTACTGCTATACAGACAGTCTGTACTTTTGCATTGATGACGAGGACAATATTCTCGAACAGGAATCTCACATTCTAGGGATGGTTCCCATCATTGAATATCCTCTGAACGATGCGCGGCTTGGTGATTTTGAGCCTGTCATTCCCTTGCAGGATGCCATCAATGCCGAGGAGTCTGACCGGCAGGATTCCGAGGATCAGCTTGTCGATGCCATTCTCTGCGTTTCCGGTATGCAGATTGATGATGATGCCAACTTCATGGCTCAACTCAAAGAGCAACGTGGCTTGCTGCTCCCCGAGAACGCAAAAGCGTGGTATCTTACGTTGGAACACAACCAGGAACAGGCACAGACGCTTATTGACGGGTACTATAATGAGCTTCTGACGATTTGCGGTATGCCAAACCGCAACGGTGGTCTGTCTACTAGCGATACCGGCGCGGCGACCGTGCTTCGCGATGGGTGGTCTGATACCGAAACCAGAGCCAGACAGAAAGAAGATATGTTTAAGGAGTCCGAGAGGGAGTTCCTTGGCCTTGTGCTGATGATTTGCAACAGCATGGGCGGCACAGACCTTCATCTGTCCGATATCGACATCGTTTTCCCGCGTCGTGCGTATTCCAACGATTCGTCCAATGTTACGAACCTCATCACGATGCTCAGCAACGACTGGATTCCGCCTGAGTGGGCTTTGGAGCATAGCAACCTCACGCCCGACCCCCATCGAGACTGGTTGAAGTTTAAGAGCTGGCACGATGCGCAGGAAGAAAAGGACGTTAACGACCTCGCTGATATTAACTCCACTACCGACACTCATACTCATACAGAGGAAAAGGCTGAATAATGACAGGGCTTCAAGCGCAGCGCCGGCACAGGCACGAACGCAAGTTGAATATTCCAGCGCATACTAACGGCCACAGCACATATATAGCGGTCGATTTTGACGGTACTCTATGTGAATCAGATTGGCCAAATATAGGGATGGCGAAACGGGATATGATAGATGCCCTTCTTGATTTGCAGAAGCGCGGCGCTGTCATAATCCTTTGGACTTGTCGGGAGGGGAAAACGTTGGAACAAGCCGTTGAGTGGCTTGCCAAGCACGGGTTGAAGCCAGATTATATCAACGAGAACGCGGAGTATATAATGCAAAGATTCGGAAACGATACACGGAAGGTCTTTGCGGATTACTACATCGACGATAAGAACAGGTGGCTTGAATGATTACGCGCGATACCGACCTCTTTGAGTATGAGGACAAGGTGGTAAAAATACTTCTGCGAAAGCTACTTCGGAAATTCCGTTCGCTTAACAGAAAGATACAGGCTAACACCATTAATGGTCTTGACGAACTCAACGTTATTACATCTGTCAACAAGATGTACGACGAGGTGATAGAACTCACGTTGGAGTTTCTGAAAGCCGTTGCTTTACGGGCGTATTGGAAAGCCAGACGGAAGAAACGCGACGATGACTTTCTGCTCGATTTATGGCTTATGGGGTATCTGGCCGAGTACAACCCCGTAACCGAGTACCTGTTTTTCCAAGAGGCAGACCGCAAACGAGCGAGGCTGATCGAGGCCATCATGTCTGTGTTGGTAACGCCAAACCAGAAAACGACCGTGCAAAAGGTTATAGATCAGGCATTGCGTTACTGGGTAAGGCAAGTCGAACAGTTCGGTGATTGCGTTGTGCTTGCTGCGACAGAAAAAGCCTATGAGGATAACGGTACAAAGAAGCTCATGTGGGTTACGCAGAAAGACGATCGTGTATGTTCATTGTGCCGGCCGCTCGATGGTCGCATCTTTCAAGTCGGCGAAGTGCCGCCTCCACAACACTATAACTGCCGATGCTTCACCGTTGAACTATAATTTTTTTATACATATAGTGATTACTATATGTTGACAATTCGATTTCTTATTGTTATATTAGTATACAGAAAGTTGTCAGTAGAGAAACTGACGGTAATCAAAAACGCAAACGACAGAGAAGTCGAAAATCGCAAATAGTGCAGAGAGAACTGCCTGGTAAAACGCAAAGGAGAATTAAATTATGGCAAAGATTGACGTTACTACTATCGAAGGTTATGAGGAAATGACCGCCGAAGAAAAGCTGGCGGCGCTTGAATCGTTTGAATACGATGACGGTTCTGCTGAAATCAGCAAGTACAAGGCGGCTTTTGATAAAGCCAGCAAGGAAACGGCTGATACTAAGAAACAGCTTCGTCAGGTTCAGGAAAAGGCCAAAGAGGGAACTTCCGAATCTGAACAGCAGCTCAAAGAACTTCAGGCGCAGATCGAGAACCTTACTCGTTCTAAGACCATTTCTGAGTATACGGCACAGTTTACGGCTCTTGGTTATTCCGCAGAACTTTCTGCTGAGACAGCCAAAGCGATTGTGGACGGAGATATGGAAACTGTCTTTGCTAACCAGAAATCTTTCCTGACTGACCACGACAAGGCGCTGAAAGCGCAGATTCTTGCTTCTACTCCGAAGCCCGACAAGGGCGGCACCGGTAATGGCGCCCCGGCTATGACAAGAGAGAAGTTTAAGAACCTGAATCTGGCTGAACGAAACAAATTTGCTCTGGAACATCCGGAGGAATATCAGAAACTTTATGGCGGATGACACTCCGCTAATAGGAGGACAATATGGCTACCACTTATTCTGGCTCCTACAATTCTATCGCCACTTATACCGGCGGCAATAATGCGGTTGCGGGTGCCAACAACTTTTTCCTCGCTAACGAGATCGAGGACGAATACAATTCCCACATCGACCTGTCTACGTTCTGCACTGTTGATAACACTCTTCAGGGCGTGGCCGGCACTGAGAAGCGCATTAACGTGTACGGTGCTACTGGCGGTGCGGAGAACGTTGCTGAGGGCGCTGGCAACACCGCCGCTATCAGCACGACCCTGACGGAGAAGGTCTATCGGATTCAGACCGCCCAGGCGTGGTTCACCTATACTGACGAGGCTTATCAGCGTGACCCCATCGCCATTCAGACCGGCATTGTGCATCTCGGCACTTCTCTGTTCAACTACGTCAACGCGCAGGTGTTCGCTGCTTATGCTACCGCTACGCTTGCTCACAGCGCCAATACTCCCAACTTTGAGTGCTTTGTTGACGCCCAGTCTCTGCTGACGCTTGCGGATGCCGCTGGCGAGAACGCTCTGGATGCTCAGAACCGTCTGGTTCCCCAGACCTTTGCGTTCATGAGCAAGGGCAATATCGCTCGCGCTCGTAAGGCCATGAAGGATCAGATCGTGTACGTCCCCGAACTGGCTTGGACTCCCGGCTATGTCGGTTCCGTTGCTGGTACTTCCCTGATTTACAAGCAGGATGCCGAGGACACGACCATCTATCTGGCGACCAAGGAGGCCGTGACCATCTTCAACAAGACCGGTGTTGAGTTCGAGACTGCGGCTCGTGCTGGCGGCATTGACGGTAACGCCAACCTGCGTACCAACGATGTGTTCGCTCGTAAGTATTTCATCGCGGCTCTGACCGACGCGACCAAGGCTGTTAAGATCACCCTGCCCGCGATTGGCGGTTGATAATTAGCGGATAGAAGGAGGGGAGCGTTATGACGAATGATGAAAAACTCATTATGCTCAGAGCCGTTTGCGGCTTAACAGAGGATGAACTGTCGGACGACTCCCTCTCTATCTATCTTGACTTTGCCGCAGATGTTGTTTTGCGTCGGGCTTATCCGTTTCTGACGGACTTCACGGATGTTTTCGTGCCGGAACGCTACACGGTGGTTCAGGTGCAGATTGCGAACGAGCTGATCGCCAAGCGCGGTGCAGAGGGCGAGATCATGCATATTGAGGATAATGTGCATCGAGACTATGAATCTGCATATGTGTCTCAGTCGTTGCTGAACCAGATCGTCCCGTATGCGAAGGTCATGGGTGTTGATTATGAAAACGCTTGAACGCAATAAGCGGGCCTTCTACTACGCAACATATCAGGGCGAGCAAATGCTTACCGACAGTGAGGGAAACTTCACCGGAGAACGCGGCATTACTTATAGTGAGCCTGTTAAAGTCAAAGGCTATGTTTCCCCGGCAAACGGGGGTGCTAATGCCGAGGTCTTTGGTACACAGCTTGCCTATGACAAGACGATCATTCTGAACGGCATAAACTGGCCAATCGACGAGAACACGGTACTTTATATCGACGCTGATCCCGCCAATGCGACTCGATACGATTACAAGGTCATCGGCGTTGCGGTTTCTCTCAATCACACCACGATTGCAATTTCAAAGGTGGCGACGTGACGTATGGCTAGAGTCGGCAGACCGATAAACTGGGGTTCGACTCCCACTGACGGTATCGCAATTAAGGGACTGAAAGATATCGAAAACGATATTGTGGCTCTCGATAGTTTTCTATATGACCCCGGCGACCAAGCTCGGCAAGCGATTGTTAGAGGGCTGCTGCAAACAGGAGAAACTTATGCCAGGTCTCTGATTGGTGCAGGAGATGATGTTGTTATTACGACATCGACAGCCGGAGAAAAAAGCAAACACTACGGCATGGGGGTCATTAAGGCAACGGGGAACGATATCCTGTTCTGGGAATTTGGAACAGGTATTATGCCGTGGACGGCGCATCCATTGGCAGAGGAGTATGGCGTTGCGCCGGCATCGTTCAGTGCAACTCACGCTCAGTGGCTCGTTGGAGAGAAACGCCAAAAATTCAAAGGACAATGGCCTTATGGTGGAAGTTGGACTACCGGCCAACCTCCACGAAAAGCTATGTGGGATGCGGCTAAAGCCATGCGTGAGGCAATCCCCAGTGTTGCCGCCCAAGTTACCGTGTTTAAGAGATAAGTGAGGGGGGGAGTGGTTCCGTGATTGACATTGAAAACAGAGTGTTCACGATGGTTTATAACGCAATCATGGACAGTCCGTACTCCAATGCTTACGTTGATGCTGAGATCGCAAACGTGCCGCCCCGATTCCCTGCGGTGTATGTGATTCAGACGGATTCCTTTGAACCTCGGAACGCCAGAAGTTCTTCTCGCCAAGAGCTGTTCAATCACATCACCTTTGACATAGAGGTTTACAGCAACAAAGCCTCTGGCAAGAAAAGCGAAGCCAAAGCCATTATGAAAATCATCGACGATGTAATGCGCCTCGATGGTTTTCGCAGGACGGATTTGAACTTCGTTGACTTGACAGAGACAACCAACAATACAGTGGTGGCGCGACTTCTAAGCCGATACACGGCAGAGGTCGATTCCACCGGAAGAATCTATTCTGCTTGATAAAGCAAAGGAGAAAAAGCTATGCCTACTCTTACCGCTGGTACTTTTCTGATGAAGGGGTCGGGTTCCGGCTCGAGCATCAGCTATACCAAACTCGCTGACATCACCGAGTACCCCGATATCGGCGATAACGTCGATACTCAGGATGTCACCACTCTGACCGATGCTTGCCACAAGTACATCGAGTCTCTGCCTGATTCCGGCGGCACGCTGGAGTTCAGCGGTTGGCTCAATGCCGCCGACCTCACCGCTGTCAAGGCTCTGGAGGACGCAGATCAGCAGTTCGCTGTCTGGTTCGGTGGTACGAAGTCCGGCACGGTCATCACGCCGACCGGCTCTATTCTGAAGGTGTCCTTCACCGGCCGTGTCCACATCGTCATCAGCGGTGCCGGTACGGATGAAGCGCGGCCTGTCCAGTATCTCATCACCGTTATGTCCGGCTATACCTACGAGATCGGCACTGACGGCGACTGATAATAAAACCAACATAGAAAGGACTTGGGTTCATGGCTAAGACTATTGAAATCAAAAACGGAAAGAAAACTTATAAGCTCGGTTTCAACCGCGCGATTGTTCGTCGGCTGAATCGCGAGGGGTTCAATCCCGGCGAGGAGAGTGGGCATAACATCGACGATATGTTTGTGCTCATCAGCGCCGCGTTCGAGATGTATCAGCCCGACGCGACCGAGGACGAGATTTTCGATCTGTGGGGACATCTCACGGATAAGGAAAAGCTCTACAATGTGCTCATGGAGATGTTCGTTGAGCCTGTCAATGTCTTGGGCGAACCCGATGAGAACGCTGAGGGAAACCTGAGCTGGAAGGTAACGGAGTAAGCGCGTCATCTTCCAAAACAAACACGGGGGGAGATGGCAAAAAATCATCTCCCCCCGTTTCTATTGCGCAAATACTGGTAGATGCATTTCCGATGTATCTGAACATGGGGATGACATTCCAACAGTATTGGTATGACGATCCATGTCTGGTGATTGCGTATAGAAAGGCTTACGAAATGAAGCGAGAGTATGACAATTCTATGCTCTGGCTGCAAGGGAAGTATTTCTACGACGCACTTCTGGCGGTTGCACCTCGTTATAACAGTTTCAAGCCGAAAAAGGCGGAGAAATATGTTCAAGAGCCATATCCCATTTCGGAAGAGATGCGGAATCGGCAGGAGATTGAAAAGACGAGGAAAGCTGCTATGAATATGCTTGAAAAGGCGAAGCGGCATAACGCTGAGTTAGCCAAAAACGGTGGTGATATAAATGGCGGAAGCCGCCAAGATAGATAGATTACTTATTCAGGTTGACGTTCAAGGAGCAGAGGGTGCTTCGACTGAGATAAACAAACTTGCCGGCGCGATGAGCAAGCTGAATACAGCCTCTCGTGGTGCTGACAGGGGTGCGTTTAACCGATACGCCGACCATATGAAGGCGTTGGCGGACGCCACAAAGAAAATACAAGCTAGCAATATTACCGAAGTAACAGAAAAAATAAAAGGTATCTCTACTGCACTTCAAGGGGTTGACGCAACTGCGGCAGATAACCTCAAAGCCCTCACGGGCAACTTAGTTAAATCCTCCAAGAACCTTGAAGGGTTCGGTAAACTGAAGCTTGATAATGTTTCAAAAAACGCAGAAGCGCTTAAATCTGTCGTTGAAAGTATAAAAAGTATCGCAGGAACATCAGAGGTCAACTTTGAAAACTTCGCAAATATCGCAAGAAGTATTAGTGAAAACGCATCTGCATTTAATGGCATAAAAAAGATAGGGTCTACCGGACAGGCGGGAGCAGGCATTGAAGATTTCATGCTGAAGCTCGCCTCCAGTGCCGCGAACATAGACCCCGCAACAAGAGTTGCCAACGCACTCCCGGATATTATTAAGCCGTTTTCCGATAATCTTACGGTACTATCGGCGCTTTCCGGCATGGGAGCACTTGCCGAGGGAAGCAAGGGTATTGAAACCTTCATCTCTACGATGAAGAAAATCGGCACAGAGGGAACGAAAGGAATCCTGCCTGGTGCTAATGCCATCGCCGGTGCGCTCGACAAGTTTACAAGTCTTAACATCGGTGCTTTTGCTAGTTCTGCCGGAGGATTAGAAAGCGGCGTTGCTGCCATAAGGTCTTTTGCTCGGTTTATAACTTCGTTCAAAAAGCCTGCCGATACATCTAACATTGACTCTCTCGCCGTCACAATGAGGAAGTTTGCCGAGGCTATGTCTGGCATGCCGAACACATTTAATGGCGCAGGGATCAGCGCGGCGCTCGAATCCATAACGCAATACGGAGAAGTCACCGCAAACGCCTCTGCGATGGCAAAGAGTTTTGAGGAACTTAGCAAGGCTCTGAGTATGCTGGGCGGCGATACAAATGCCGAAAACATTAGAAAAGCATTTGATGTCGTTTCTCAAATTTCTGAATCCGCGCAGACACTTAGCAAGGCTGGTAACGGCGTTGGGAATCTGGCCCGTGGCTTGGAAAGGTTGCCGGATGCGCTCAACAATTTTAGAAAACCTGAACAGTATGACACCGCAGTAGCCGGGCTAAAGAAGTTCATTGAAACACTGAACGATGCTATCGGTGGCTTTGATACCAAGAGCGCAGGGTCGATTAATAGCTTCGTCAAAACGATTGGTGACATCGGGAAAGTCGGTGATGGGCTTGCCGGCAAAGACTTTACTGAGATGGGTGTCGGTATTATCGACTTCATCCAGACAGCAAACGAAGCAACCGGGACATTCGGTAGCGGTGATGGCGGCGCGTCTAAGTTGCGCTCTATGATCAACGCCGTGTCGTCTTTGCGCGAACTCTCAAAAGACGTTGATTTGAGCGGACTCACAACACTGGCAACCAATCTGAAAACTGGCCTTACCGCCATGAGTGGCGCGCTTGGTGCGCTCGATAACAAAGCAATTTCTCCCGTGAAGTCGCTTCTGAAAGCGGTCAACGAGCTAAGCGCAGCGGCGGCGAACCAGGAATGGATCAGTGCAAACCTCCCCAAGTTAGCCGGTAGCGTCAAAAAGTTCTTTGAGGATCTTAACTTCGGCGCTTCCACTCAGCTAGGCGAGGGCGGGCTTGCGTCGATCAAGGCGATTGCCTCTATATTCAAGGAAATTCGGCTTTTTGGTGGGGAGAAGTCTGCGGCGACGATGGCGCAGGCCGGTGAATCTATCCGAAAGTTCATTCGTGATATCGCGGATATGAAACCGGAAGCGGCCGGCGATTTCTATTGGAACACGCGCGCATTGTGGCAGGGAATACACGAGATCACAAAAGCAAACAACAACCTACTGAGTGGCGCGGAGAAATACCCTGAACTCGGCAAGAAGTACGACGAGCTTGCACAGAAGATCGTTTCCTTTGCTCAGACAATTACATCCAACATCACGCCGGAGATGGCGGAACGATTCGTGGCGATATCCACGGCTATTAAAGACCTTGTTAGTTCTTATCGCTCGCTTGGGCCAGCGCAGGAAGCGTTTGGAAAGAGCACAAAGAGTGTGCAGAGTGTGCAGGGGAGTGACTTCTTAAATAAGAGTAATGTCACGAAGATGCTAAAAGCGGGGTGGAACGGAGTCATAGCCACTCTCAAAACTGCTGTCAAGTGGTATCAAAAGCTTGGGGCTGCGGCATGGTCTGCCAGTAAAGCTGTTGGCAGTCTTGCGGCAAGACCGTTTACGTCGTTCATCGAAAAGGTGAAATCCGCAAAGGCTTC